AAATTAATTCGCCTTCTGCAGGCGTGATAGTTCCTCTTTGTGCATCCGTTCCGCGTCTAAGTCTTAAGGCCATGTGTTTTAACTCCTAGTGAATTACTATATGTATTTATACTCTTAAGCATATAAACTCACCTGCGTTTTTTCATAAAACTTGCAGTCCGGGCTTGAATATCTTTTTTTATCTTGTGTGTATCAAGCCTAAAATCAATGTTTTGTATTGATTTTTCATATTGAGCGAATAAATCTTTTAGAGATTTTTCAACTGCTTCAGGACTGTCTTTTAGCTTACTACGTTGTACATCTATATCCCACATTTTTCCATCGGAAAATTGTACTCTTACAGAATGAAGATACTTTATGGGTACCACATTTAGCTCTACGTCTTTGAAAACTTCGGGCCAATGTTCGACTACATCATTAGGAAGCTTCTGTTTCTTTTTAGGCACTTTGAGTAGCAGTCTTCTTTTTCTTAGTAGGTGCTAACTCTTCTGCTTGTTCTCTTAATCTTTTTGCTTCTTTGAACATTCTGTCCGCTTGTGATCTATAACTAGCGGCAAGGTCGTCATCAGATAAAACATCTGTGTTTGCATTTACTGTAGGTGTCTCTGCTTCTACAGGATCTGTAGTAACAGGTTGGGCTGTTTCACCTTGCGGATTTGTTAAAGCCAAATCAGCAATACTAACACCTTTTTGGTCTGCAATGACTTTGTTTAATTCATCTAAACCTATAGTAGTATTACTATCAGGAGTCATTTCAACTTCTGTTTGTAAGAACTTTGCCATTTTTCCTGTGGTGTGAAATCTTGCTAACATATTGCTACCATCACTTAACCTAGCTCTTGCCATTACTTCAGCAAATTCAAAAGCAGTTTGACCTGCATTAGATTCTACCAAGGTCATAAGTGTATCATGATCTGCGGCATCTAAGTTTTCAGTAGTAACACATACACAATGATTTGTGTCTCCAGGTACTACTCTATATGCTACAATTAGCTTTCTTTTGTTATTTTTAAGTCTTCCGACATGTTTAAGAGCCATCTTTATTTTCTCCTGTTGCCTTTTGACTTGCGGCAACTGCATTTAAGAATGTCTCTAGTTTACTGTAAGTAGTTCCTACCACAGTCATTTCGTTGGGCTTAAAGGCACCTCTGCTACTAGCGACATCGATTATTTGTTTGATTGCATTTAAATCAGAAACTGTAAGTTCAACATTTTGCTGATCAGGCGTAGCCGCTGGTTGCGGTGCTACAGGCTGAGCGGCAGGTGCTTCTTTCGCTTCTGTTTTATCTTTTTCGTCACTCATAAAAGTTTCTCCTTATATTGTAATTATGACAAAATATTTACTTGTATTTTAAATATGGACAAGCTAAAGTGAAATAAGATAGTTCTTTTGGTTCTTCAAAGCCTATCTTTAGTGCTTCGTCCATGCTATTAGAATCAGTGATATGCATGGCTTTACCTACGTAAAACCTACCTTTTAAGTTGTCTGTAATCCACTTAGAAATTGTATTTTCTATATTATATCTTATAGGTATATTGATATATTCAAAATGAGCAGGCGGAGATTTAGGCTTTCTTACACCAAAAAATTCTAAACTATTAGGGTTTCTAGGCGTTAATTGCTTCTTCATAGTGTGTAGTAACTCCAAAAGGCGCCTCAAAGTTCTTATCATGATATCCATGTATAATGAATACTGTATCACAATAATCAGGATCGCCCCAGCTATCCCAAGGATAGCCATCTGTAAACATAATAAACTTTTTAGGCTTTATATCATTTTCTTTCATGTAATTCCAGTTACAAACAAAATCTGTGCCACCACCACCTTTGAGTTCATAAGATGTTAAATCTTCTGATGTGTCTGAAGTAAAATCTTGTTCGTTATAAACTTTTGTATCAAAACACCAAACTTTAATATTAAAGTCTTTGTATTGATCCATAATGCCTTTTACTTCAGAAAGCATTTCTTTTGCTTGTGAATTTCCAATTGAACCACTCATGTCAAAACCAATTGCAATGTCAATTGTTTCTTCGTAATTCATGCCAGGAAGAATAGCACCTATGTGCCAACCTTTTCGTGAAGGTCGACTAAATGTATAATCATTTTTAATTGTGCTTTGAATCTGTTGTTGAATAATTTCACGCCAAGACATTTTAGGTTCAGTAAGTTCTTTGATCATTCGATCAATTTCACCCGGAACATTACCAGCACCAGCGGCCTGAGCGGCCTGCATCATACCGTCTTTTATTTCTTCTTTTATTTTACGTAATTCTTCTTTTGTATATTTAGGTGGTTTCTTAGATCCACCTTTACTCTTACCATTTTTTGCATCACCTTCACCGTTACCTTCTTCCCAGTCAATGTGTTCATCTAACAGTTCACCTAAATCTGATAGATCAATTTTTTCACAGTTTTTATAAAGGTCATCGTAAACCTGTTCTGAAGACCAACCTTCATATTTAAAATCTTGTATGATAGGAATTTGTGTAACTTTTTCACCAATACGTTCTCTTACAAGAATATTGTTTACAAGATAATCACATGCAATATTATGTAACTGCGGATTTCTATCTTCCCTACGAGTAAGATGATCAAATGCACAATGTAAAATTTCATGTGCAATTACAAACTCAATCTGTTTTGGACTAAGTGCATTAAAAAATTGTGTGTTGAAATACAAGTGTCTGCCATCTGTAGCGGCAGTAGGACACCAATCATCACAATGTTCAATTTTTAATCTTGTGGCCATATTACCAAAAAATGGATGCCTTAAAAGCAATCCTACCCTAGCAACGACAACTTTGTCGTATACTTCTTTTCGCATTTCTAGTAATTCGTCTAACGGAAGATCTACGGGTTTAAAACTTTTTGTATCTAGTGCCATTTGTGCCTCCTTATTATGTTTATATAATACATGATATTCTGGCAAAAGTCAAATAAAATGGACATTTTTTTTGAGAGAAATGTCCAAAACTCTTTGATTATGCCTGTTGTGCTTTAGTAATATACTTACCAAAACGATCATGAAACTCATCAAAACATTCAACTTCGTCTGGATCAATTGGTAGGGCATATTGAGTGAGGGCTAATTTGACACCCATTACAACCAATTCAGTTTCAAAGTTATCCATCATAAAACGTAAAAACCTATCAACTTGTGTATCAAAGTCTTTTACATTTTTATCGGATGCTTCTTTAAGTTCATAGCAGAGCGAGACCGTTAAGGAATACATGGCACTGATTTCTTTGGTCTGTAGCTCTTTAACCTTACCGGATAAGATCTCAGTAGGGTTAGGCATTTGTGCCGCGACCTTACGGTGGGCACTGAACTTGATTGCAAGGCCTTCGCCTACACAACCTGACACAAGATCAGTTTGTGTTTCTTCATCAAGATCATCTTCAAGCAATTCACTTACAAAAGACCAACTACGTGGCGTTGCAAAAGAACGGCTTGGAGACTTCGGGTCAAAGTCGTATAAGTCTTTTTTGCTAAACTGCAAATAACCAACTACGTCTTTGTGAATTTTATTGTCAACCGCCCACTGAAACCAATCATCAAAATCAACTGCTAGTTCCAAGTGAACAAATCTATTTGATAAAGGTGCCGGCATTCTATAAACAACACCTTTATCTGCTTCTCTGTTACCAGCGGCAACAATATAAACATTGTCTGGCAAAGTATATTGCCCAACACGTCTATTCAAAATAAGCTGATAAGCGGCGGCTTGTACAGCCGGTGCCGCGGAATTCATTTCGTCCAAAAACAAAATAATATTTTTATATTTCTTCGCCATTTTTGCATCTGGAAGATCTACTGGCGGTGCCCATTGCATAGTATTGTCATTTGCCGCATAGTATGGAATACCTTTAATATCTGTAGGTTCCCATAGAGATAATCGAATGTCAATAACATGAGCATCCATATATTCACCAATTTGGTGAACAACATCTGATTTACCAATACCTGGAGGTCCCCAAATAAAGATCGGACGTTTCTTTTTCATGCTATGCATGATTCTAGTTTTTGCTTTGTTTGGACTTATAGTGCGAATTGCTACGTTTTCCATTTTGTACTCCTTTGTTTCAGTCAGTGCCTAATTTCTAACTATATATACAGTATAGCATCACTAGATACAAAGTCAACCTCAATGTTACCAAAATGTTTAGGATTGGCGTTTCATAGCCTTTACAAGTCCATATTTACGTAGGTCGCCTGAAAAAAGATGCAGTTCTAATGACTTCTTTTCGTCCGTAACATATATACTTGTTTTGGATAAGAAATATGGACAATTAATAAACTTGTCAAGGAATATAATTGTTTGTGTTGTAAATGGTTTGTCTTTTGGATACGGAACTTCGTAAAATCTTAAGTCTAGTTTTTCAATTAAAAAATCAAAACCTGCAGATGTAAGACGCAGACCACCTGTGTCTTTTGACCTAGTATTTTGCCACCATAGAGGCATATACTCTTTTAGTGTAGCATCTGTAATAGCAATGTTTGCCTGTTTTAAGAAAATTTTTGTGTATGTTTCTTTTACACTCATTCTTCAACTTCTTCACCTGTCGTCAATTTAATAACTGTAAAATCTTGACAATCAAACATGTCATTGAGTTTTTGAGATAAATTGTGTGCATGACCAGGATTAGAAAATGAAACTTTTTTATATTTAGGACCAGGGTAATTTGTTAAAGAATTCAAACTTTTTAAGTTAAAAGGTTTGTTTTTATAAAATACAGCCCATATAGCTTCTGCATCTAAAACTTGTTCTGCTCTATAGGTCTTTTTATCCACATATTCTAATAGTATTTTAGGTTTTGGTCTACTCATGTTATATACGTATCCTTAGTTATATACGTATATATTTATCTTTTTTTACCAGCCTTTGCCGCCATCAAGTTCGACTTGAATGGTTTCTTCTTGTTTAGGCTGAACTAAAATCTTTTCTAAATCGCCGTTTAATCGTGCTAATACTATGCCTAAAGTAAATGCTAAAGATTTTGCTTGTTGGATATCCAATGTTACATCTTTAGCTCTACCAGCATCAGCACCTTTCACTTGTTTTAGAAATTGCTGTATAGGACCTGTATTGATAGGTTCATTTTGCATTTGCTTTTCCTAATGCTTCTCGCATTTCTATTTTAGTCTTAAACGGACCTTGATACCTATATCTTTCTAAAGTAATCAATTTAGGACAAAAACTTTTTACCCAACCTTTTTCAAATTCAATACAGTAAAAACCTGCACAATATAAACTTTTAGATTTTCTGCTCTTTGTAAAAAGTGGTAATTTGTTTTTTACATCATAAAGTGGATTATGTGGAATAGTAGAAGTAGGATATCCATGGACTTCTTTTGTATCTACCTCTGTAATTTCTAGTTTATTCCATTCTATTTTTTTGCCAATATCTTTTTCTACAAGATTTTCATTCTCAAAAAACCTTGTGCCTTTTGAATCACTTAAAAGATATTTTTCATCAGATAAAGATAAAGTTGCAATTTTGGCTCCGTTGTCTTCTAAGATCCAAAATTTTCCGTCTATTACTTCTTTTGCTTTTACGCCCATTATGTTTCTAACTCCTTTCTATATTTTTTTTGTTCATTTTTTATTTTTTCTACTACAGTATCATCAACACATGAAACCATGTGAGGTCTATAGTCTTTTCCAAACTCAGAATATAATTTTACTAAAATTTGTGTACTATTTTGCCTTGCATAGCTTTTACACTCATTTACGGTGTTGAAAGTTGGTTGAGTAAATACAAATGCCATTGGTGGTTCAAATCCTTGTGGTTGACCGTTCATTAATGCCATTAGTGCTACTATGTAAATTTTCATTTGTATCTTCCATTCAATGGTTCTGCATATAACTGAGCCTGTTCACTAACACGTTGTAGATCCCATTTAGCACAGAACTTCATCAATTTCATTCCTACTTGAGTAACCTGCTTAGGATTTTCTATTGCATTTTCAACAGTGTCTTGTATTAGATGTTTAATATTTTCTGGTTGTGCAGATAAATCACAAAGTGTTACGTTTCGATTATAATCATCAAGTACACGATGTTCTTGTCCGTTATGATCAACCCAACGTTGTAGCATCATGTTATTCCAATTAAAGCCTTTTGTATCTTTATCTTCAAATGCTTCTTGTAATCCTACTTTGTTTCTAGTACCTTTTGTTCTTACACCAGGATAAGCACTGAATACATTATCACTAGTATCACCCCGCATACATTTTTCAAACAACATAAATGCAGGATTAGGTGCCGCCTTAGGCTCCCCTGTCTTTTTATCAAGCACAGGTTTCTTTTTCTTGTCATCAAAGTAACCTTCGTGTGTGATAATTGTGTTGCTTACACCGTTGTATTGTTTTACATTAGGTGCTATAAGTTGTGCAAAGTCACCGTCAGTGCTAACAATAACATGATTGTCTTTTGGATGGGCTTGTATCCAGCCAGCAATAAGATCATCTGCTTCAAGTTCAGGATGTTGTAAAACAGAACAATTTGTTTTTTCAGCAACAAACTGATTGAATAGATCAAATGTTTCCCAAAATATTTTATCTTCGTCTTGTTCTTTTTCAGTCAATGCAGATCTAGCTTCGCTTCTATTTCTTTTATAAGGCTCATAAAAATCTTTACGCCAACTGCGACCTTCTAAACAAAATACAACGTGACTGCCATCAAAATCGTTCCATGCTTTTTTTACACTATTAAGTGAAATATGCAAAGCCATGCCGATCTTCGTAGTAAGGTCACCTCTTATCACATGTCTTGCACGGAAAAATGTATTTGCAGTATCTACTAATATATAAGTTTTCATTTTACATTCTCTGATATACAGGTTTTTGTCCTATTACATTTGGTATTTCTAAATCAGTTGTAATCTCAACTTCAGCACAAGATACATAATCTATTTGCATATTACCGAATCTTTCTTTACCGTGTCCTAACAATCCGTTTAGCAACTTATCTTGGTAATCTTCATAAAATTGTAAACATTGATCATAACTTTGAAACTGTAATTGATAGCTATAAAGATTTTCTGTCTTATCCGGATTGTCTATATAACTTAGAGTAGCTAAAAATATTATAGCAAAAAATTTCATTAACTCACCTCTGATTTGTCCTTGTCTATAGGGTTTACATTAATATAACCCATTTCGCGTTGTGTGTCAAGTCCCTGTTCGTCCAAAACCTGCATTGCGATTGTCCGAAACCAAGCATCTACTATCTGTTCGTTTGTTTCACCTGAATAACCTGCATCAATTAATTGTTCGATAAATTCGTTGTTCCAGTCAAGTTCAAAAAAACCGTTACGAATATTATCAGGATTAACTTGGGTATCTAGTACACCTACCCAAGGTTTGCCATCTTTAGTAGCCTGCTCTTTTTCTTTTTGTAGAATATCTCTACGTTGTTCTTCATCAGACTT